TAACGATTATCACGCACAAGCTAGATTAGATATTGAACGAGATTTAAGAATTAAATGGTTTCCAGTTTATCAAAGAAACATAAAAGAAGATATTTCAGTATTAGACTCTATTGAAATGGACGGAACAAAATTAACTGATGCACAATGGAGAAGATGCTCAGTTTATAAAGTGATAGCTGATTATGCTTGTCCATTATTAACTAAGTTTAATAGTGCTGATAACCTAGACAGATTCCAAGTGATGATGAATCATTATAGAGTCTTATATGAAAAAGAATTTACTGATGTTTTAAGAGATGGTGTTGAATATGATGATGACAGTTCAGGAACAGTAACTAATTCGGAAAAAGAAGCATATCATAGACTAAGACTGGTAAGATGAAGATTACTCCTACTGTTGATGATCGTAGATTACAGCAAAAGATAGATAAACAAATCAGAGAGCAACCTAGACAAATTCAAACAGTATTAGGAAGAACTGCTGAATTTCTTATGGGTTTAATTAAGCAAAGAACTCAAAAAGGTAAGAACCCAGATGGTGGTAGCTTTGCACCATACAAACCTGAATACAAAGCATTTAGACGAGAGAGAGGAAGACAAGTTAATTTTCCTGACTTAAACTTCTCAGGACAAATGTTATCTAACATGACACAAAAGACAAGTCCTACACAAGCTATTTTATTCTTTGCTAATAAATTCCAAGCATCTAAAGCATTGGGCAACCAAAAGAAAAGACCATTTTTCTTGATTGGCGATAGAGAAACAAAGACTCTAATAAACTTCTTTGCAAAAGAATTCAAAAAAGTTAATAAACTGATATGAGCAAAAGAGAGAATATAGCAAATAATATTATAACTACCTTATCAGGTATATCTTCGCCTATTACATTAAAAAAGATTACTAGAGAACCATTTTCAGTTGATGAATTATCTGAACAACAATATCCAGCAGTATTTGTTCAATCAGGTAATGAATTAAGAACTGATGAAACTATGACTTCCACAACTGTTACAAGACAAGCTAGTGCTGACTTTGTAATTGTAGGATTTGTAAAAGGCGGTACAAATATAGATACAAAACGAAATGAACTTATCTCTACCATTGAAACTGCACTAGAATCTGATAGAAGCAGAGGTGGATACGCAAAGAGAACTGAAATCGTAGAAGTTTCTACTGATGAAGGTACTTTGTTTCCAATTGGTGGAATCCGAGTAGTGATACGAGTTATGTATCAATATACTGCTGGAACACCTTAACAACTAACAACGGAGAACAAAATGGCAACTCACACAGGTAGTGAAGGAACGATCAAGATTGGTGCAAATACTTTGGGCGAATTAAGATCATTCTCACTAGAATCAACTGCTGAAACTATTGAAGATACTTCAATGGGAGATACAAGCAGAACATACAAAGTAGGATTGAAAAGTTTTACTGGTACTGCTTCTGTATTTTTTGATGAAACTGATACAGCACAACCAAGTTTGGTAGCTGGTGCAGAAATAACTATAAACATGTATCCTGAAGGTGCTTCAAGTGGCGATACTTACTACACAGGTAGTGCAATCGTTACAGGAAGAACAATCAATTCATCTTTTGATGGAATGGTTGAAATGGAAATATCGTTTCAAGGAACTGGTGCATTAACTGAAAGCACAGTTTAATTTATAAGGAGAAGGATAAAACATGAGTGTAATAGATAGAGTTAAAGAACATTTTGAATCACAAGGGGTTAAGACAATTAATGTAGCCGAGTGGGGCGAGGAAGGACAACCTCTAGTGATTTATTCTAAACCATTTACTTTAGCAGAAAAAGAAACCTATTTAAAGGTGCTAAGAATGATGATCTAGGAGTATTAGTAGATGCAATCATGCTTAAAGCTAGAGATAAAGATGGTAATAAAGTATTCAAACTAGACGACAAACAAATTTTACTTAATAATGCTGATCCTGAAGTTATTGCTAGAGTAGCAACAGATATTCTTAACACCAATACCTTAGAGGACGCAGAAAAAAAGTAAGATACGATCAAGAGTTATTTTCTATACTTGCTCTTGGCGAAAAATTACATAAAAGTATGGAAGAAGTGTTGTCCATGACAGAAGAAGAATTCTTTTACTGGATAGCTTATTTTAAAGTGAAGGCAGAAAAGGAAAAGTTAAGAAGTGGCACAGGAACGACTGCAAATTCGCTTAGACGCAATAGATAATACCAAAAAAGCATTTGGCTCATTAAAAGGTAGTATATTTAATCTTAAAACTGCATTTGCAAGTTTAGGTATTGGTTTATTTGCAAAACAAGTTGTTGATACTGGTAAGAGTGTTGAGAAACTTGGTTTAAGATTTAAGTTTTTATTTGGTTCAGCACAAGAGGGTTCTAAAGCATTTGATACATTAATTGGCTTTGCTTCAAAAGTTCCTTTTTCATTAGAAGAAATATCAGGTGCATCAGGTAACTTAGCTGTTGTGGCTAAAGATGCTGATGAACTTGCAAAGATATTAGAAATAACAGGTAATGTTGCTTCTGTTACAGGATTAGATTTTCAACAAACAGCAGAACAAATACAAAGATCATTCTCAGGTGGTATTGCTAGTGCTGATGTATTTAGAGAGAGAGGTGTTAGAGCATTATTAGGATTTGAGGCTGGTGCAACTATTTCAGCAGAACAAACAGCTAAAAAATTTGAAGAAGTATTTGGTAAGGGTGGAAGATTTGGAAATGCAACAGCAGAGTTAGCTACTACTTTTGAAGGTGTGCTTTCCATGATTGGAGATAAAATTTTTAAATTTAAAAAAGATATTTCTGATGCACAATTTTTTGAAGCATTTAAAACACAATTTAGATTATTAGACCAATTCTTAGAAGAAAATTCACAACAAATAGAACAATTTGCAATATCTATTGGTAGATTTTTAGCAGATGCAGTTAGATCATTAGGACAAGCAGTTTTATTTCTTAAAGAGAACATGGATTTTATTATAGATGCTTTTAAATTATTAATAGGATTAGCTGTTGCTAAAACAGTTGTTAAAATTGCACAGGCTTTTTATGCTTTAGTTCCAGCTATTAGAGCCGCATCTATTGCTACTATTGCATTTAATCAGGCAGTTAGAAAAAATTTAATTATAGCTGGTATTGCTATTGCAGTAGCTAATATTGATAAGGTTATCAAAAAATTAAGAGAATATGCAAAAATACTTGGTTTAGTTACTGATGAACAAAAAGAAAACAATGATGAATTTGATGACTTTGCAACAAGCGGTACATTTACGACAGCTATATCAAAAGCAAACGAAGAATTAACTATAATGGAACAAATATTAAAAGCAGTAGGAGATGCTTGGGATAAAGTATTTGGTCAAAGTACAAAAGATGCAATTTCTGATTTAGGCAAAGCAACAGAAAAAGCATTTGAAGGAGTTAAAAAAGGAATTGGAGATGCTACTGCACAAGCTATTGTGTTTGGAAAATCTTTTACAGAAACTTTAAAAGGTGCATTAAGACAAGCATTAGCAAATTTTATATCTCAGTTAGTTCAAACTGGAATACAAATAATAATTAACACTCAATTAGCTAAAGCCATGAAATCAGTATTAAGTGGTGGTAGTGGCGGTGGATTTGATATTGGTACAATATTTAATATTGGAAAAAAAGTATTAGGATTTGCAGAAGGTGGTTCAGTTAAAGCTGGACAGCCTATAACAGTTGGAGAACGAGGTAGAGAAATGTTTATTCCTTCTACTAATGGACAAATAGTTCCTAATCACGAACTAGGAATGGGTGCTACTGTTAATTTTACTATTGTAGCAAATGATACTAAAGATTTTGATAGATTGTTAGTTGAGAGAAGATCAACTATAACAAATATTATTAACCAAGCATTAAATCAAAGAGGCAAACCAGCATTAGTATAATATGAGTGGACAATTCCCTACATCTCCAGCACCTAGATCAGCAACAATAAGTTCTGAACAAGCTACTATTGTTTCTGTTACTGCATCAGGAAGAAAACAAGCTAGACAAATAGATGGTCAAAGATTTGCAATAACCATTTCTTTTCCAGCTATGAGCAGATCAGAATTTGCACCTATAAAAGCATTTGTTATGAAACAAAGATCACAATTAGAAAACTTTACTTTCATTCCACCAACAGAAGGTAATGCTCAAGGATCAGCAAGTGGTACTATATCAGTAAATGGTGCTTTAACTGCTGGAACTACCACAGCTACAATAGATGGCATGGCTACTTCTACTAATGGAATACTTAAAGCTGGAGATTATTTTAGATTCACAGGACAACAAAAAGTTTATATGGCTGTTGAAGATTTAAACTCTGATGGTTCAGGAGAAGGAACATTAACCTTTGAACCACCTTTACGATCAAATGTAGCAGATAATAATGTTCTTATTTACGACAATGTAGATTTTACAGTTTCACTAACTAATGATATTCAAGAATATAGTATAGGAACAAGCAATTATTATTCGTATGAGATTGATGTTGTAGAGGTATTATAATGGCTAGAGGATTAACAAGTAATGTTAAATCAGAACTGGCTACCAATCAATTAAATCCAGTTAATCTTATTTATCTAAATATCGCTGGTGGACAAAGATTTACTGATCATTACAAAGACATAACTTATGATTCTAATACATATTCTGCTTCCAGTTTATTTTTGGGTATTTCAAATGTTTCTGAATCTCCTGAAGTTTCTGTTGATTCTATTACTATTGCTTTTACTGGTGCTGATCAAACTATTATTTCTTTGCTACTTAACAATGAGTATATGGAAAAAGAAGCAGAAATATACAAAGGATTTTTAAATAGTTCTCAAGGATTAATTTCTGATCCATTTCTTTTATTTAAAGGTAGAATAGAATCTTTTAGTTTAGAAGAAGATGCAAACAGTTCAACATTAAGTATTTCTATTGCTTCTCATTGGTCAGATTTTGAAAGAATACAAGGAAGAAAAACAAATACTAATTCTCAACAATTACATTTTAGTGGAGATGTTGGATTTGATTATGCCTCTCAAACTGTAAGTGAAATTAAATGGGGTAGAGCATAATGCAAGACATTATAGAACTATATAGAAAATTTGATATGTATAAAGATTTTAATGATGCTGAATTACGAATTCATTTGTTTCCTTGTTTAAATTTAGATCAAAATAGAAAACATTATGTTAATGATAAATTAGTTGGTTTTACTAATTGGGCTTTTTTATCTGATAAAGCACAAGCAAGATTTAGACAAACAGGATTAATACACAAATCTGATTGGAGATCAGGTAATCATTTATGGCACATTGATACTGTTGCTGAATCTAATTTAGAAGATATTATTTCTTGGACTAAACATTATTTTACAAACAAATTTGGTATTAATAAAAAGATTAATTGGTTACGAATAAAAGATAATCAAATTGTTAGAAAAGTAACTAGAACTACAAAGGATAATTGGTTATGGGTGGCTTCATAGGAAAAGTAGCAAGTGTAGCTTATGGTATAGCCAAAGGTTATTCTGCTACTAAAATATTAGGTGGATTATTATTAGGTGTTGTTGCTCAAAAAGCAATATCATGGTTAATGCCAAAACCTGAAACACCTGATTTTGATATTCCACAATCAGAAACAGCACAAGGAGTTCTAATAAACAAATCTTCTAACAATGCACAAATCCCAGTTGTTTATGGAGAACGAAAAATAGGTATCACTAGAGTATTTGTAGAAACATCAGGAACAGATAATCAATATTTATATGTTGCTGGTATTCTTTGCGAAGGAGAAATTGAGTCTATTGAATCTATTTATATTGATGACAAATTAGTTACTTGGGCTAGTTCTTTATCTCATGGAACAGTTGTAGAAGTAGGATCAGGAGATACTAATTTTTATAAAGATTCAACATCACATATTCAGGTACAAGCATTTTTAGGATTAGATGATCAAGTATCATCAAGCATATTATCTACTTCAGCTAATTGGGGTGCTAATCATAGACTAAGAGGAGTTGCTTATTTAGCTTTTAGATTTAAATGGAATCAAGATATATTTGGAAACTTGCCTGATATTAAAGCAGTAGTTAAAGGTAAGAAAATTTACGATCCAAGAACAACCACAACAGCTTATTCCAATAACTCAGCTTTATGTTTATTAGATTATTTAAGAAATAGCAGATATGGAAAAGCATTACCTGATTCAGCTTTTGAGAGTGGTTTTCAATCATTTCAAGATTCTGCTGATGAGTGCGAAACTCAAGTAACACCTTATTCAGGTGGATCAGATATAAATTTATTTGAAACCAATGCAGTTATAGACACATCACAAAAGTTAATAGACAATGTAACGAAACTTCTTAATCCTATGAGAGCCATATTCTCATACAATCAAGGAACTTATAAATTAAATGTAGAAGGAACTGGAACAGCTACTTACACATTAACTTCTGATAATGTTATTGGTGGAATTAAAATTATTGGAGAAACCAAAAACAAAAAATATAATAGAGTTATAGGTACATTTGTTAATCCTGATAAAAATTGGCAAGAGGATACAGTTAGTTTCCCACCAATAGATGATTCAGGACTTCCATTAGCCGATCAACACGCAACTATGTTATCTGCTGACAATGGAACTTTGTTAGAGGGTAATTTTGATTTTCCTTCTATTACTAATCCTTATCAAGCTGAAGAATTATGCGAAGTTATTTTAAGAAGATCAAGAAATGCTTTGGCAATAGAAGTTAAAGCAACATCAGAATTTTTAGATATAGTAGTTGGAGATATAGTTAACATTACTTATGTTACTGCTGGTTTTTCTGCAAAACCTTTTAGAGTTTATTCAGTAAATATAAATGCTGATTTAACAGTTGATTTGGCTTTAACAGAACATCAAGATAATTTTTATTCTTGGACATCTAAAGCACAAGCACCAACGATTGCTGATACTAACCTACCAAATCCAAATGTAATTCAACCACCAGCATCATTAACCTTAGGAGATACTTTAATTGAATATAATCAAACACCTTTGATTGCATTAGATATAACCATTGGTGCAAGTCCTGATAGTTTTGTAGATTATTACCAAGTTGAATACAAATTAAGTTCAGCAACTAATTACATTATTCTATCACAAGGAACTGGATTAGTTCATAGAGTTCTTAATGTGT